TAGCATAGAGACCATCTGTTGCATCTCTAGTTCTTTAGCCATAATACCCATAGTAGAATAAGGTATAAACTTATAATCACTAACTGGGTATCTCTCTACATCAAACTGTATCTTACGCCACATAGTCTTATTAATCATAGGGATTAAGAATGTGTTCTGGAAGTTCATCAGTGTACGCTTCTGTCTCTTAATAGCTGCTGATTGCATCATAGACATACCACTAGAAGTAGCCCTGTCTGGTGCTCCTGCATCTGTAGAACCAGTACCCATCTGAATCATATTCTGTAGTAATGCTACTTGTGCATCATTATTAGAATTAGGAGAACCTAGAGTCAGAGGCATAATAGCCTGTTTAGGATCACCATTAGTAAGAATAGTCTTACCAGGTCTAACCTCTAGCTTCAAACCTCTAGGTAGACGAGTAGCATCTGCTGCCATCATCGGTGTAGTAGTTAGAGCTAAGTTATCAATACGTGCTCTCATCTCAGCATCTAATGCTTTCTGAGGATTATAACCTTTCTCACAGATACCACGTCCCCAGAACTTACTAGGTACTAGGTCGTGTTGATAAGTAATGAAAGGTCTATCTTCCATCATAAATGGATTCTCTTCAGCACGTAAGACATACTGGTCATTAGCTATAGTAACTACAGCTTCAACTAGTTCATCTTCATCATACTCGAAGTCATCATTAGCTTCTTTCTTGTTTAAGAATTTCTTAGGTACCTTACCCCAATACTCAGTAATCTTAATCTGGTCTGAAGCATCTCTGTTTAAATACTCAGGATCAAAGCCTACCTGTACGACATTAACATCACCTTCAATATCAACGTTTCTATAGACACCCTTAGTCATCCCTTCAGATAGAACGTATCTAGGCTTATATACCTCGTGAGCTACGCCTAAGGCTTCATCTACTGATTCAGCACTAGGGTCAATTAAGAATTCCTTAGGAGAGATAGCTTCAACACGTACCTCTACTGTCATCTCTTCTTGTACTTCTCTTGATGTAGTTAGTGTTCCTTCTACAGGAACCTCAGCTGGCTTCCTAGTAATCTTCTCTTCAGTGATAATCTTACCGATACCAGTACCATAGATGGCACCATTTAAGAATACTTCACATAGAGCATCTTTAGCTCCAGACATCTCTAAGTCTTCTTGTAGTAAGTTACGGATTAGTTCCGCATCTTTCTTATCTTTATCTAAGTGGTCATCCTTAATATCGAACCACTTACCCCTACCGAATGTAGCTTCTTCAATCTCTGCGACTGAGGATTCTACTGCTTGTTGTAGTGCAGGAGAGATTAATCTAGACTTCTCTGATTTACGTACCTGGTCTTCTGTAGACCAAATACCTCTCCATAGACGGTAGTATTCATCCCACTTAGATAAGTAGTTAGTATCTCTATGATTACGCCATTGGTCTAATCTCGTAGTTAACCAGCCAGCTAATGCTTGGTAATCTCTTTCGTCATTATACATATATATTAATATCCACTAACATCATCATAAGGTTCCCAATCATCATCTAATTCAATAGTGTGCATAAAGTCTGCAACACTCACCTGGTCTATATAAGCCAAGGCATCTATAATATCATCGTGTGTTCCTCTAGTAGGGAACTCAATCAATTGTGTCTCTAAGTCCTTAATGTATCTAGGGTCAGGATTAAATGTAATCTTCCCGTGTTCTAGTCTACCTTGTAAGGACCAGGTAATTCTATCTACTTTCTTCTTACCACCGTGAGTTACATCAGTAATAGGTACCCATCTACCTTGTACTCTCATCTCATCTTCTAGATAAGGTAAGATAGCATTCTTAAGTGCTCCTGCCTCAATACCTACAGTCGTGACTTCATTGTCAATAGCCGAAGATAAAATCTTCTTAGCGGTCTCTTTAATGGACCAACGACCGTGAAGTATAGATTTAACCCACCAATGGTCACCATCGATTTTAACGATAGCAATTGCTGTTTCATCCAATTTAGAGCCTTTAATCCCACGTTCCTTCTCCACATTCTCATAACCTGCTGGGTCAACTGCCATAACGAAGTTACCATCTTCAGGTTCTTCATCATCAGTAACAATCCAATCTGACTTAAATATACCACCAGTGAATGATACAAAGGAGGCTTCGAACTCTTGTCTGAAGGCTTGGGTAGACATAGTATTCTTAGCAGTCTTAATCTCTTCAGGGTCAATCAAAGGATTGTCTGTAGAGTTATATTGGAATGCTTCCCAGTCTTCATTCTCTTCTTTATTAGCATCTAACCACAACTCATAGAAGTGGTTCTTACCTGCTGGAGTACCAATAAACATAGCACCACCTTTTACATCTGCTAGGGTAGGTCTGATGATTTGTTCCCATACTTCTACTTTCATAGAGGCATACTCATCTAGAACTACATAAGCTAGACCCACACCCCTTAGAGTATCTGGTCTATCTGAACCTTTGAGACTAATCTTCCTACCGTTGACTAATGTCATAGTAGCTGTATTCTCGTGTGTGGTAGCTATCAAGTCAGTACCTAATAGTAATTCCTTGAGCATACCCCACATAATATCTTTAGCCTGTTGGAAGGTAGGACCAATATAGAATACATCCTTCTCTTCAGACTGTAGAGCTTTAATGATTAGTATCCAAGCTGCTAGCCTGGACTTACCAAATCTTCTTCCTGCTGATACTACTTTAAATCTAGCTGTAGAGTTAAATATCTCTAGCTGTGCAGGGTGTAGTTTAACATCTAGTTCAGCCACCTATGTTCACTACCTTCTCATCTAACTGAGTATCCTCAATGATGACACCTTCTGCATACTCTAGTGGTGCTACTTCTTCAGCCTCAATGACCTTAGCTTCCAGACCACCTATGTTGATGACTACCTGACCATTACCTTCAGAAGACCTTAACTCTACTGCTTTAGTTGTAGGTAAGATTCTATCCATACACATCTTAAGACAAGTACGGTCTCCTTCTAAAGCCATCTCTATGACCTTCTCTACAATCTCTGGTCCTTTGGTAGACATTAACTCTCTACTTAAGGCAGTATATTTATTGACACTACCCTTAGGTCTTCCATTAGGATTTAGAGACTTACCCTTAACCATATTAGGGTTCCCTTTATTATTCCTTCTTTTGTCATCTGGTCTCATAGACTAATCCTTAGTGCTGTTCTAAAATAGAACCTAACTTAAGACTAATCTTAGATAACTTAACATTGAACATAAATGTTAAATAAAGTTCCTACTTAAGGTTTTTACTTTCGTTGATAACTATAATGATTATCACTTTAGTTTATTACTTTAGGTATGAAACTTTACTATTACCATAATGGTGATGATTAAAGAGTTGTCTGAGTGTTAGGCTCTTCAGGTGAATCTTTAGTAGTAAACTTTAAGAACTACTATACTAATATTATACCATACTTTCCCTCTAAAGTCAATAGCTAAGGTGAAATAAAGTTATACCCTACTACATCTAGTGTCCCTTCCCGCACCAGGCACTATATGCAGTGTATCTATTAAATAACTTAATACCCCCAAAGTCCCTCCCATCTGTACTTGAGCTACACACGGGAGTGTGCGTGGGGTCTCTGGGTCCCCCTGGTGGCACTACAGGACTCAAAAGGCAGGTAACACACAGGTGACACACAGGTGACACACAGGACAGAATACAGAAGTGTATGCTAGCGATTCACACTCTAGAGCACACAGGTGACACACAGAAAATATATAGTGATACCACATAACAAGGTTATGCCAGGGATAAAATAAAGTCACACAAAGTGTTGACACACTGGTAGCACTTTGATATAATACAGGCATACACAGGGAAAGGCACACCAGTGTAGTATAAATACAACAGTGTCACTATTAAACTACATAAGAGAAAATACTATGACAACAACAACAAAGACAAAAGCAAAGACTACAAACACCACGCAACTACCTATGGACCTAATTGACCTAGACCTATATAACAAGCTAGACAGTCAAAGTGGACTACAAGGGCCAGTGAGAGAGATTATCGCTATTTATCTAATGGTCAATAAACTAGGTGGCAGTGCACAATCTAGAATCACAGCACTAGTTGACCAAGGGAAACAAGGCTATGAGAAAATCATAACTATAGCGTGTTGGTTGAAAGATAATCAACAAGACACTGCAACACTGAAGGTGCAAGTCAATAGAGCAATGACAAAGGCGAAGACTGGATTATCATTGCAAGGACTAGGTAAAGGACAAACACCAGTCATAGAGCCGAAACAAGCAAAGAAAGGCGGTAGTGCTGGTGATACTGAAGGCGAAGGTGATACGTTAACGATCCAGTATGATAATGAGTCTTTTGATCAAGATGCTTTTGATGCTTTATTCAGTGAATGGGATAAAGAAACACAGCAATACTTTCTTAAGCATATGAAGGCACAAGCTAAAAAATAATCACATAACACTGTTATACAGTTGACACATAATGTTAAGGCTGTATAATATCAACTATACAAACAACAAAAGGAAAACTATTATGACAAACTATAAAGGTATGATTTTAAATGAAACAAAAGACACAGTGCAAATTATAACTTTTGCCAGTGCTAATGTTAAAACTGGTGATATGTCACAAATATGGATTCTGAATAAACATATGGACCCTGTGACGGCTAAAGCTACTGGCGAGGACTCAAAGGTATGTTTTGATTGTACACATAGAGTGCATAACACTTGTTATGTCAATGTAGGACAGGCACCCAATGCAGTATATAAAGCATACAAGGCAGGCAGATATACACCGCTAGACTTAAGAGTATTAAAACAGGCTATAAAATGGAAAGCAGTTAGATTTGGAGCCTATGGCGAGCCTGTATTATTGCCTCTATACCTAGTGGATTTTATAGCTAAACATTCAAAAGGTTATACAGGGTATACCCACCAGTGGAAGAGATTAGAAAATGACGATTATAAAGAGTATTTTATGGCCAGCTGTGACACTGAAAGTGACGTACTACAGGCACACGCTTACGGCTGGCGTACTTTTAGAGTGCAAAAGACAGGCGAGGATTCAAAAGCTACTAATGAGCTAGACTGTCCTAATATCACTACAGGTGTGCAATGTAGAGACTGTCAATTATGTGATGGAAATACAAAAGCTAATGGAAAATCTATAGTGGTGCCAGTGCACGGTACAAAAGGCAAGATAAATAAATTTAATCTAGTAACTATTTGACATAACAATGTTATGCTAGTATAATAAAATTAAAACAACAACAACAGTTAACAAAGTTAACAAGGATAAAATAAAATGACAAAGAATAAAACTAAAAATAAAACTAAAGTACCATTTGATATCACAATTATGGATAAAGAGCCACAAAGGGTAGAAAATAGATTTGGAGGTGACAGTATTATGCTTGACCCTGAAGCATTGGCAGTGTATGATACCCTTATGGGTGCTGAAGCACTAGGTTTATGGGATATACACTCAAAAGGTTTAGACTGGTTCAGAGAAAATCACCCTAAAGCCTATATGATTTTACTGGATTAAAATAAAAGGAGAAAATATAATGGGAAATAGAGCAGTATTATGTCTAAGAGACAATAAACAACAGAGATTTAGTCAACAGGCTGTGGGTATTTATGTGCATTGGAACGGTGGCGAGGATAGTATAGCGGGGTTTTTACAATCTACACGAGAGGTAATGGGCGATAGGTTAGGCGATTCAGCATATGGAAAGGCTAGATTGATACAACATATCGGTGACTTCTTTGGTGGTAACTTGTCAGTAGGTGTAGATATATGTAAGAATTTAGATTGTGATAACTGGGATAATGGTGTCTATGTGATTGACTGTAGTACTATGACCGTAACAGGGAGAAAATACAATGAGTAAAACTGAACTACAATTAAAAGAGATTTATATAGAGGTATTTGATAATGCCAATGCATATACTGATTACGACCACGAGGAACTGATTCAAGAGATTAGATTCCACGCAAAATTACTCAGAGAGTATAGGGAAAACGATAATAGGAGTATAAAATGATTACATATGAAGAAGAGGAGCTAGAGGCAGTCAGTGACTGCTGTGGTGCAGAGATTATATATACAGACATATGTAGTGACTGTAAAGAGCATTGTGGTGTGCAAGAGTGGGATGAGAATGACCTAACACCTGAGCAAATGAATGATGACCTAAGAAGTATTGGATTTTAAT